CCTTTACCGCCACACCACCCAGAACGACAACCTCATGGCTCCAGTCAAACTGGTAAGCCTCTCCAGGTGCAAAACTCAGCGGAACATAGGCGGCCCGCCGCCCCATCTCATGGCGGTCTTCCCACCGTCGGCCATATCGCCTTACGGCATCATAGCTTCCTTCATATCCTTCCTCACGCAGCAGTTCGAACAGACGGATGAGGCTCAGCCGTTCGCGGGCCGGACGCGCCACGTTCTCCTCAAGAAGAGCGCACAATCTTCCCTCCCATGGACCAATCCGGGGAAGAGGCTGTCGTTCTCGGTGATAGTCAAAAGACGTCTGTCCCGACCGGATCACCTTGCGTACCGTCTGCCGCGATATCCCAAGGTCCCGGCAGATCGCCTTGATCGCCTTTCCTTCGACAAAATGCGCGCGACGGATCTTTCCAATTGTTTCCACAACAAGCATCCCAAACCGGGCCTCCATTCAGCATGAAGGCCATCGTGAACCCGTTTCTCAGAAAGGGGTCGTTTTTAGCTGCCTGTCCCCCTTCCGAAGGGGTCACTTTTCCATGCCGCTTAACAGCATATCGACTTCATGGCACGTATTAGGAACAAAATTTCATGACCACGATCCCCAAGGAAATCACGACGGCATCCGGCAAGAAGCTGGAACTGAAGGAACTCGACCCCGGCAATATGCTGGACCTGATCGAAGTGGCCGGGACGGCCATGCAGTCGGCTTCGGCTGGCGCATGGATGGGCTATGCGCAGATGATCTGTTCGGTGGATGCGATCGACGGGGTTCCGGTCGAAATGCCCGAAACCAAAGAGCAGGTGAAGCAGCTTGCCCGGCGCATCGGCAATGACGGCATCGTGGCGCTCCAGGCAGTGTTCTACCCGCCGAAGAAGCCGGATGCCCCTGAACAGCCGGTCGCCGCCGACGTGGACATGGAAACGGCAAAAAACTGAGCAGGCACCCCGCTATGCAGGAGATGCTTCTGCTGGCGGATAGCGGGGTGCCGTGGGACGTTGCTCTCAAATGGTCGCGCACGCGGCGCTTTGCTGCCTGTGTGGCCATTACGGAACGCCGCAGCCGCGAAACCTATGGCCTGATCCCGACCCGTTTTGACTGGGATATCGGACGATATATGGACGCCGAAGCTTAACATCTTCCCCGCCCTAAAGGACGAGGATTTTCGGTTTCCCGGATAGTTTTCGCTTCGACGCCGCAGTTACCTGTGGCTCCACGACAGGAGTGTTCCCCCTGTGAAGAATATTGATTGCAGCGTTGTGATCGGCATTAGCGCGGAAGCCGCACACGGAACAGACGAAGGACGCTTGGTTTTTGCGGCTTCGACTGTCCACGGCTCCGCAGCACGAACACGTCTGCGATGTAAATCGTGGGTCTACCTTCACGACCTGATGCGCCTTGTAAAACAGCATCGTTTCGATCTGGTGCCAACCCACGTTAAGGATGGCGCGGTTCAGGCCGCGCTTTTGAGCGACGTTCTTGCCAGGGTTCTCCACAGTTCCGGCAGCACTGGCGGTCATGTCCCTGGTGCGCAGTCGCTCGATAACCACAGTTCCGTAATTTCGGCAGATGGCGGTTGTCGTCTCGTGCGCCCAGTGCTTGCGGATACGGGCAGCTTTTGCCTTGAGTGCCGCAACGCGCCTGCGAGCAAGGGCGTGACGGTTCGATCCCCGCTTGCGACGTGCAAGGATGCGTTGTGCCTTGCGTGCCCGTCTCTCAATGACGTCGAGCCGTTCCGGCAGCATGTAAACTGTGCCGTCAGAAAGCATGAGCGGCACGGCAACCCCCCGGTCAATGCCGACCGCGCCGTCTGTAGCGAAGTCCTGAACGTCACAGTCCTTACACCCGATGCTGATCTGCCAGCCGAGAGGCGTAAGGCTGACGGTGGCTTCCGTTATCTTTCCGGACGGGTTGCGCGTCATGCGAAAGCGCACCCATCCTATCTTCGGCATGCGGACACGGCCCCAACGGACGTTCAGGCGCTCAACAACGACCTCACGTCCGTTGAAGGTGAAGGCATCGTTCACGCCTTTCTTCTTCGGTTGCGGATAGCCGCCAAGGCCCTTAAAGAAGCGGCGGTAAGCATCATCCAGCGCCTTGAGCGCGTATTGCTGGCTGGTCTGGCTGACGGCGCGGACAAAGTCCACCTCGCGGCGAAGCGCCGTCAGTTCTCGCGACTGCGCCACATAGTTGAGGTTGTTACCCGTTCGCGCCTGATAGTTCCGCCAGTGGGCGCGGCGTTGCTCAAGAGCAAGATTCCACACAAGACGACACACACCCGCGAACTGCGCGAAGGATTCTTCCTGCAAGGCGGTAGGCTTGAGCCTGTATGTGAAGCCACGAAACGACATACAATTAACTTAATATGGAAATCCGGTTCAGTAAAGAGCAAAGCCGCTTTCCTCCCCGGCCTGAACGCCGGGGTTTCCAGCGATAATTTACGATGACGCGGAAATTCAACACGCTGGATGGCTTCATACGGCACCTGCGCGAGCGCGTGGAACCGAATATTTCCCATGCCGTCCATCGTGGCGTGCAGGATGGGGCCGATCTCATCAAGACTGAGACCAAGGTGCAGATCGGACACTATCTGGATGGATCAGAGCCGGGGTTGCCGACTGCCCCCCTGGCAGACCGGACCATTGATGATCGCATCCGCAAGGGGTTCTCGCCCGATGATCCCGGCCTGCGAAGTGGGGATATGCGCGATAGCTATGGCGCGCGGGTAAGTGACGCCGGGCTGCGCGTCGAGGCGTCCATAGGATCCGACGACATCAAGGCCGTGGTGTTTGAACTGGGCCGCATGGAACAGAACAACTACCAGCCCCCGCGTCCTGAACTGTCCGTTGCGGCATTCAGGAATGAACAGAAGGTGGCGCGCGGCATAGGTCGAATGGTCGTGCGTGCGATTGAAGGGCGGATACTGCCCAATGCGCGGGCCGAAGATACCGAATAGCGGGAAAATAAAATGGCCGTTGAAGCCTATGAAATCGGCGTAAACCTCGTCGCCAACGCTACCCGCGTGACCGGTCCGATTGGGGAGATGATCGAGGCGCTTGAACGCCTACTGTCTGCCCAGCGTGAGGCCCAGATGGGTTTCAACAGCATGGTGTCCTCGCTGGGCGGCGCGCGGCGGCTGGCTGGCGGCATGGCGGATGACATGGAGCGCGCGTCTCGTGCCGCACGCGATATTGCGTCCAGTTCGGGCCGGTTCCGATCCGCACCGTCTCCGCGTGGCCCGTCTGGCGGTGATGGCGGCGGGACGGAGACCCGGACTGCGCCAGCAGCCTCTCCGTTCATGCCCCCTATTCCGCCGGGAAACCTTGGTCGCGGGTCTTATGTTTCGCCGTATTCGGCAGCCGCCACGAATGTGCCCGGCGCGCCGCAGCTTCTTTTGCCGCCGCCGGAAGTCCGGACGCCGGGAACGGCTCTTATGGCGCTGCCCGATCAGGGTAACAGCATGGGCCATGGAGCCAGCTTCCGGGGCGCCGATACTGGACCCGCGCCCAATTTTACCATCTCCAGCGGTCCGGAATCCGTCACGCCAGAACGTCACCGGACCGCGCGCGAAACCACGGCGGGCGTCAATTACGGCAGCAGCGACGTTTATGGGCCGTTTCCGTATGCTGGCCCCCACGCCGTAAATCCGGGCGCGGTAGGCGAGGGGGTTATGGCAGCCCGTGGGGCGATGTCTGGTATTGGAATGCCGCATGTCGGTCCGTTGGTGGTCGGTATGGGAGCCTATGCAGGTGTTCATGGGGTAGGGGAGACATTAGGGGAGGGTTTCCGTCAGACCGGCCAGTATGACCAGACGTTCCTCGGCATGCAGGGTGATCCGCAGGCCGCTGCAAACATGTCCGCCATTCAGGCCAGCGCGCAGCAGGCTATGCGTGAAAACCGTTACCTGACGCCGGTGGACGCCGCGCGGATGGCACAGGAAGCCTATGAAGTCAGCGGCGGCCATATGGAGGAACAGACCCCGGTTACGTCCCTGATCAACCGAGTGGACCGCACTTTCCAGCTTCTGGGTAAATCGCCAGAGGAAGCGATGCGGGAAAGTATCGCGTTTATCCGGGCGCAGGACATTTCCAACCGGTTCTATGATCCGCACACGGGTCAGTTCTCGATGGAAAGGGCATCGGAAAGCACCAATTCGGCCCTTGGTATGGTCATTGCCAACCGGCAGTTCATGCGCGGGCAGAACTTCCAGTCATTCGCCCGGTCTGCGGGGTTAGCCGCGCAGAACATGTCCGATGAAGGCATGCTTAACCTTGCCCATTTCATCGACGTGAACCCGGCCCGCGCCGGTATGCAGGTGCGATCGTTCGAAAACCTGTTTGCGGGCGATCATACGCGAATGACTGACAAGGATTTTGCGTATTTCAGCGACAGGCTGCACCTGACTGATCGTGATGGTCGCTTCATCGGGCAACAGCAGCTTACTTCTGATCCGATCGGGTGGATCAATCACTACCTGTCACCCCTTATCGCCACCCATCCTGAACTGTTGGGCCATATCCAGCGCATGAACGTGTCGGATCTGGCTGGCGAGGCGACGGGGGCAGAGGGAAATATCGTCCGTCAGGCCGCTGCCGCCCGGCGAACGGATGCCATGCGATCGGTAGATGCCCTGTCAGGCGGCCAGTCTGCCCAGTCTCTCGCCATGCACACAGCATGGGAGCGCCTGGAGTTCACAATAGGCCGGGCAGCGCAGGGGCCGTTCATCAGTTCCCTGCAATCCCTGACCAATGCGTTTAACGGTATCAGCGATTTCGTGGCAAAGCACCCGGACGATGTGAGGCAGTTTGCTAATGATGTCTCGGCGCTGATCAATGTTATCGGCTCGATCGCTGGCGGAATTGGGAAAATCATGGGCATGATCCCCGGACCGCTTAGGCGCATTCTTGAAAGTGCGGCGGCTGGAGCAGCGACCGGCGCGATCGGCGGTTCTGTTTTGCCGGGCGCAGGGACTGCGGCAGGCGCGATTGGTGGTGCCGTTGTCGGTGGCGTCTTTGGCGTGGCCAATGAAGGCGCTCATCAGGCCAACCGCATTTCTGCGATGCAGACCGCTCCGGGCGGAAGCGCTGTGCCACAGCACGTAGGAACCGCCAATATCAGCCTAAACCTGAACGGCAGGGAGATTGCTACCGCCGTGCAGGATGTGCAGTTCCGTCAGGCCCAGCAGGACATGCGGGCCAGCGGCACCGCGCCTGACGTGATCCAACACCCGCAGGTGCCGGGCAGGGCGATTGGGCGGTAGTCGATATCCATTATGGACGCTCCTGCCAATGTGGTATTATGATACCGCCTTGGCAGGAGACCAGCAGGACATGCGCGCCTCTGGCACATCCCCGGACGTGGTCCAGCATCCGCAATTGCCGGGACGGGCAATCGGACGGTGATCTCTTGCTGCCTGCCTGATGCTGCCCATCATGAACAATCAGTCTGATTAAAAGAGGACAACCCAATGACAGGGATAACCGACAGGCGCGCCATTCTAGGCGAAGCTAGCGCCATCTGGCTGGAACCCTTCGCCGGTGATGCATCTATGCTGATGCTGGCGTCCCCAAACGGGTCCAGCCTGCCGCCTGCAGACTTCACCGCAAACCTCATGATCGGCGGCGCTAAGCACGCCGTTACATTCGCCTTTTCCGGTGGAATTAAAGGCCAGAAGCTATATCGAGCAGCCGCGATAGGGTCGGCATGTGACGAATGCCAGCCTTCACCAGTTCGCCGGTTACTGTTTTCAGTGCCTCGCCTTGAAGGGATTTGACGGCCTTTTTGAGTTTGCTCTTTTCCTCGGCACCCTCTGTTCCTTCATCAATCTGGGAGCAGATCAGAGCCTTGATGGTATCAGCGTCCAGTTTGACCGTGACGATGCCTAGTTCGGCAGTCAGACCACCATCCGCTCGAAGGTGATCAATGCCGCGCGTGGTGATTTTCGCTCCACCCCAAGACCACTTGCCATTCATGGCTTGAGACAAGAGAGCCTCACATAAGCGATTGTCATGCAGGTATTTCAGATGGGTCATGAAATCGGCATTGCTGCCTTTGGGTAATAACGCATCGGAGTCTGTGACGAGTGCATAGGGCGTCTTATTCATAACCCGCAGCATATGCAGCCATACATTAGGCTGAATGGGGCTATCGTCTTCTTGATGGTCTTGCATCTGCACCTCCTTTATGGAGGCACACTCGCATGACGGCATGAGTCGTCCCAACAGTCAGGATGGCAATGCTACTGCCCATTCCGCGTAGGACGCCGCCCCTCGGCTTGCGCATCCTTCTCACACTCGTACTGCCCATACTTCGTGTTCCCGTACCAGCGTTCGTGCCGGTAGTGGTAAACGCTGGACCGGGTATTCACCCACACGGGCTGGTCGCCTTTGGGGCAGGTAGGTTCGGTCTGGCTACTCTCCGGGACGTATGTGCTGTTCCGGGGCGCGTAGGCGTGGGCGGCTGCGGGCGTGAGTAGGGTGAGTAGGGAGAGGGTGGTTAGGCGCATAGTTCCTCCTGCCTGAGTTTGGCAGGTTGCTGGGATTATGGACAGGAAAGTTATAAAAAGGAAAGCGATGCCTGTTTGATAAGGAAATATGATGCGAAGATTGGTTTTTATGATGGGACTGCTGGCGGCAACTCCGGCATGGGCGCAGGATGCGGACGTGACCCCGAAAACCGCTTGCCCGCTGCCAAAAAATGGCTGGCCTACCCGACCCGGTTTCACATGCGCCAATCTGGATCAGGCAACAATCACCTCTCTTGAGGGCGTGACTCGGAAACAGGTGCAGGAAATACTAAAGGCACCGGGGGATTGTTCGCCAGACGGGGCCATGTGCCACTACGATGACTGGAACGTTCGCGGCGGATCTTATTACGGGGAAGTGACTGTGTATTATGATGCGGTAGGCGGCACCCACCGCGTCAAGGCCCATGCCGAGCAAGCGCTCAAGTCGCCTTTCAGCGCAGGCTATTTCATGTCAGATCAACCAAATCCGGCCTTTGATGTGGTCTGGGACAACATATCGGACGATGCGAGTTGTTCCGATTTCACTGGTCAGCCCCAGCGCTGCAATTGACCGAGAGCCGCCTTCGGGCGGCTTTTTTGCTGCCTGCTATCCGTAAAGATAGTTCTGATCAAGTCTCCGCAACTCATCTGATAAAGTTGTAAATCTCCGATCAAGTTCTGCAAGCCGTTGTATTATCAAACCTTGTACGCTTTTCGGACATTTGGGGAGAGTGTCCGTTAAGCTGGATCTATCGAAATCTATGAAGGCAAGTTCCTTCCTCAACATTTGCACACGCTCTTCCACTTCATTGGGTGCAGTTGGAGTGCCGTCTTTGCTTTCTGGATGATGGATACTTTCCGCCAGGCGCTCTGCTATTTCCGCGTTCATAGACCGCGAATTTTTAGCGGCAGCCTCCCGAATTGACTGAAGGATCGACGCATCCAGCCGAACAGTTATTGAGCGTGTTGACGAATCTGACATGCGAGGAAAATAGCTTGGGTGCAAAAAAAAGTCTTGCACTCATATAAGCACATAGTGCATCTATTGGTTGCACCCAATGGTGCATGTGGATGGAGATATGACAGAAACAGCAAGCATCACATTCCGAATGGAACGCTCGTTGCTGCGCTATTTGCGAGTGCGGGCAGCTCATAACGACCGGAGTGTCAACAAGGAATTTGTAAGCATTCTCCGCGATATCGCGGAAACAGAAAAGGCGTCGGACCAGCCTGGCAGCAACTCCGACGCCTCTCACGCAGAATAGGAAAACTGCTATGACGACTATTAACACACTTTCAATGCCCATTTCCAGCGCCAATGCTGTCACCATGTCCAGCAAGGAAATTGCGGAGCTGACGGGCAAGGCTCATAAGCACGTTATCCGCGATATTGAATCTATGATTGCGGAGATCGAAAAGGATGGTCCAAGTTTGGACCATAAAGCAAAATCAAAGGGTTATGATGTTGAGCGTGATAACCGTGGCTATGTGAAAATCATCCATCTGGATCGTAGCCACACCTACACACTCATGACCGGATACGATGCTCGACAGCGCAAGAAGATCATCGACCGCTGGATGGAACTGGAAGCGCAGGAGCGTAAGCCGCTAGTCCCCCAGACCTACGCCGAAGCCCTTCTCGAAGCGGGCCGCATTGCGAAGGAGCGGGACGCGCTGAAGGTGGAGAACAAAGAACTTGCCGTGAAGGCCGAGGCTCTGGACCGCATTTCGTTTTCAGAGGGGGAGTTTGGTCAGCACGAAGTGGCAAAAATGATCCAGGTAAAGCCCGGCGTGTTTACCAAGTTCCTTGATACCAACCGCTGGCGCTATGCACGCGGCAAGGTAAAGCTGGCCTATCAGGACAGGATTGATGCCGGATACATGCGGAACAAGGCGCATCCATACACCGACAATAACGGCGAGGAGCATCTTGGAAATACCATTCGCATCACGACCAAGGGCTTGCTGAAGTTTGCCCAGATCGTGCCGGGCGCAAAGCTTGATCCAGTTGTCGAGGATGCCATGCGCCCTTTCGCCAAGAAGCGGGAGACCGAACCGGCATAATCCACGCCGGTCTCCCGGTCAGTGGCCACCTGCCATCCGACGAAGAACTCCTGATCTGGATGGCAGAGTGCGATCAATGGAACCGCGTCGTGGCGAACGAACCCCGGAATACCGAGGCGTTCATGCAGGCCAATTGGCGCAGTCTGGAAATCCAGAAGCGCCGAGGCATCCGACCCTACGTCGAGCAGGCACGGCAGAATTGGTTGCAGAGGCGGCGGGTTGTGCCGCTGAGGGCGGAACAGGTGAAGGGGTGTGAGTTGATCGGGTAGGGAAGGGGCCGCCTCACGGTGTGGGGCGGTCCTTTCCTTAGGAAAAACTATTTATTTGGCATGCTGGCAAGAGTATAATTTCCTCCATTATGTGATAGCCTAAATATCAATTCGAATTTTTCTCCCCTTCTTATGCCATCTGTCTCCTATTTGGCTGAATAAACACATATTTTCTCTATCAATAATTTTGCTACGACATCTGAGTTTTTCCAACCAAGATCATGCCATCTATATTTTTCATGAATTTTATCCCATGCCCATTTGTGGAGATGAAAAATAGATGCGCGATGATCTGTATCATCATTGTGCTTAACGCCGGTAATGCAATGATCTCCGACATTTGGCGGGGCGACTTTAGTCATAAGGTTACCTTTGATCTCAATTGCATGGCACTAAATACCCAAACCGCAGGATGAAGTAATGAGCCAAAAAAATACATCAATCCCAGAACTATCTATGAGATTAGTTATGATCGAATGGGTAGATTCCAGTCGTCTGAGCGATGGCGGATGGATGGACCTTGACGCCATCCCTGACCCCTATCCACACAGATGTGTTTCTGTAGGGTTTGTGGTCAGGGATAACGACAGTGGTCTTGTTGTCGTCCCAACCGTGGCGGATCTTGACCATGAGGATAACAGGCACACTTTCGGCGGCCTGTTGATCCCTAAGGCAGCAATCGTCTCACAGAAGGAACTGGGAAGCGTTACTTCCCCTTAGACGTCCCTGCTTTTGCCTGGCGCACTGCAACTGATTTGTCAGCCATCACGCGCGCGCCTGCTGAATTTCCAGCGCGCAAAAGTGCGGACGCTGCAGACGTCTCTTTTTTCGTTGGCGGTTTAATTGTCTCTTTTCGAGCCATTTTTCGAGTTCCTTTTAAAAGGCGTTTTAAAAAGAACTGCCTTGACCGACGCCCGTTTATGACCCATAGAAAACTGGTCAACAAAACGACGAGCATTTCCACAGGCAGTCCAAGCTGATGTGGAATTGAAAGAGCAGGGACGGGAATCCCTGCTCTTTCTCGTTTCATAACCATCTTTACCTGTACTTATTGCTGATGGGAAGGGTGTTATAACTGATTCTTTCTGAATGAATTTCCGCTAACATTCGTATTTCCCGCTTATCAACAAAACGGCACGCCCTTACAGGGCGTGTTTTAACATCCCATATGAACTTGAGTGGCTGGAGTTCTGGTGATGTTAAAAGTCATGAAAGGTCTGACAGACCTTGAGTTCGAGCGTCTCTACAGCACGGAAGAGGCCTGTATCAAGGCGTTGATGGTGGCGCGTCGGGAGGCTGGGATGGCCTGCCCGTCCTGTGGCCATGATCGGAATTATCTTTGTGGCCGCCGGGTAGGCTGCACACGCTGCAATCGTCGCTGGTCGGTCACGGCCGGCACGGTGATGAGTGGCACGAAACTTCCGCTCACGATCTGGTTCCGGGCCATGCACATCATGACCAGTACCAAACAAGGTGTCTCGGCCATCGAACTGGGGCGTCGGCTAGGCGTGAGTTATCCGACGGCGTGGTATCTCGCCAAACGCCTGCGCCGCGCCATGACCGAACGTGAAGCCCGTTATCTTCTCGGTGGTTCAGGTCCGGACGGTGCCCCCGTCGTGGTCGAGGCAGACGATGTCTATCTGGGTGGCGAGCGAAACCAGGGCTCGGGTCCGGGAGGCAAGACCAGGATGATCGCCGCGACCGAGCGGTATGAGGGCGGCCGTATGGGCCATGTCGCCATGCGGACGGTGGTCGGCTTCACCAGCAGGGCGGTGCGGGCATTCGCCGATACCTGCCTCATGCCAGCCGTCAGGGTTCATACCGACGGCCTGAAGGCTTTTCTGGCCTTCGGCACACC